ATGGCCGTGGACTTCCCGCAGGTGCACGGTCACCCGAACCGGCTGCCGTTCGAAGGCGTGCTCACGCTGGTCGATGTTGCCAGCGACCGCGCACCCTCGGGCGCACGCGGCCATCGCGTCATCCTCACCCGCGCCGCAGCGGAGGCCGCATTGCCCAGCCTCCTCGGCATGGCCGTCGACTACAAAACCGGCTGGGACGGCCACGATGCGCGTCAGAAGTGCGGCATCATCACCACCGCGGAGCTCGATGGCCGCAAGCTGCGCGTCGCCGGCTTCATCTTCGCCAAAGACTTCCCGGAGATCGAGCAGCAGATGCACGCGGACGGCGGAAACACTGTGAGCGCAAACTCCTGTGGAACGATGGGCATGAGTTACGAGCTGGCCGACGCGCACGTCGCCGACATGCACGCCCAGGTCTGGACGCTTACCCGTGCCACCTTCACCGGCGCCGCCATCCTGCTCCGCGACAAAGCCGCCTACCAGGACACCAGCTTCCGCGTCCACGCGCGCAGCCGGATACCCACAAGCGCTCGCGTGCCCCATCCATGCGCAACACGCATGGGTGGGATGTAAACCGCCGGCACCAGCGAACAAGATGATTCGTCGTTCAGGGTAACCTCTTGGGGTAAAGCCCCATTCATGCGCAACCTACCGCGCACGAGTGGGGCCTTTTTTTGAGCGGCGAAGCCGGCTACGGAGGGAGCAGGGGCCTTCAGGCCCCTGAATTAGGCCGCGACAGAAAGGGGCTTTAGCCCCGGACCGTTCGTCCCTCACCGTCTCTCTGCCGCCCACCCACACACGCAACATAATCCGTTACACATATCAAAAAGGACACCACATGACATTCACCGGAATCCTCGAAGCAGTCGGCAAAGGCTTCGAGAAGGGCCTGAAATGGGCCGTCACCTACGCTGTGCCCGCGGAAAAGCTGGTCGCGATCCTCTTCCCCGCCGCCGCGCCCGCCGCAACCGTGCTGGCCGACGCCACCTCGCTCGTGCAGTCCGCCGTCCTGCTGGTCGAGCAGAAATACGCCGCGGCCAACGCGCAGCACGGCACCGGCGCAGAGAAGCTCGCCGAAGTCGTCCAGCTCACCGGCCCGGTCGTCACGCAGCTGCTCCAGCAGGCCGGCATTAACGCGGACACCACCTACATCCAGAGCCTCATCTCCGCCGTCGTTGCCATCCTCAACGTGCAGCAGATGCCGACAGCCACAGCGGCAGCGTAGATGTACACGGAGGGAGCAGGGGGCTTCAGCCCCCTGAATTCATGACGTTCTCAAAGGGGCTTTAGCCCCGGGTCGTCCGCACCCCGCAACCATTAAGGAGCCAATCCCAAATGAACGAAGAACTCGCCACCACCATCGATCGCCTCGCCGCAGCCGCGAACGCGCTCGAGCAGCTAGCGCAGCGCCTCACCGAAACCGACGAGTCCACCATCACCCGCATCGTCGCGCAGATCGAAGACCGCCGCGACTCCGAACTGGAACAAAAGCTAGCCGCAGCCGAGCAGCGCATCGCCGAACTCGAGGCCCGCGCAGCCGCAACCGAGACGTACGCACCAGCATCCTCCGGCCGCAAGACCGTCCCCACCGCCATGACCAACCTGCTCGCCAAGCAGGGAGTGCAGCTCGACTCCATCGAAGCCGGCGCGCTCGACGCAGCCCTCAACGGCCTCAGCCTGGAGCAGCGATTCGCCGTCAAAGCCCAGCTCCTCCGCGCCGGCCTGCTCACGTAATCCGGAGAGAAAAGGCGCCACAGAACAGCGGCTTCAGCCCCGGGCCTCTCATACCGATCAACCAAAGTTACAAATACAGCGCGGCCTCGGCTGCGCCTTTCGTTTTAAGGAGCATTCATGAATCCTCAGTTCACCAACATCCATGCCGCAGCCGACTACATCGGACCGGGCGCAATCGAAGTCCCCATGTATCAGTCCGAGATCCTCGACATCGTTCGCCGCCGCGGCATCTTCGGCCAGCGCATCAAGCAGGTGCCCGCAACCGGCCACCCGTCGCGCTACTTCGAAGAGCAGTCCATCCCCGCCCCGACCGCCGCGTCTGGATTTGTAGACCCGCGCAACATCGTCGCGCCGCTGGTCAACCCCACGCGCGTTGAGAAGTCCGTGCCGCTGAAGGCCCTGGTCGCGCAGATCAACTACAGCCTGTTCGATCTCGAGCTCGGCAAGCAGCAGTCGCAGTTCGCGTACCTGCAGGCCAAGGACCTCGCCGACACCGTCGACGGCGTCCTGCGCACGCACGATGTAGCCCTGTGGAACGGTACCGACACCTCGCTCTCCGCGCCCACCGCCGCGCAGTACTTCGGCGCTGCCGCGCAGATCGTCGACGGCGGAATCACCACCACCATCGGCACCACGCAGTCGATCGTCGACGGCCTCAAGGCACAAATCGCGCAGATGGTCTCGAACTCCTCCTACGGCGTTCGCCCCACCGCCATCTACGCCAACCCGGTGCTGCTCGATCTCATCGACCGCGAGATGAAGCAGGAGTTCAACGTCGTCCTCGGCTCGAAGGAGATCACCAGCGGCTTCACGGTGAAGATGCTCTCCACGCAGGCCGGCGACCTCCCGCTCATTCCGGAGTGGACGCTCAGCTACACCGGCACGCCCGGCTCCGGCTCCGCCGTGCTGCCCGCCTACATCGTCACCGAGGACCTGATCGAGTACCACTGGCTCGGCGACCCCAACCCGCGCATCTTCCAGCTCGGCGTCCCCGGCTCGCTCGCATCGCAATATGTGGTGGTCAAGTTCGGCGGCGTCGTAGTCAAGGGCGCGAACTACGCACACGCTCAGGTCCTCGTAGACCGCTAGTACGAAGTCAGCGAGTTAGCAAGAAAGCTCCGTTGCCCCATTCATGCGCAGTTCCATCGCGCATGAGTGGGGTTCCACGCCCAAATTTCAAACCGCCTTGCTTAAGGGCACGGCTTCAGCCGTGCCGTTGCGCGCGCCGCATCGGGGGCTTTAGCCCCTGGGGGCAAGGCCCGTAAAAACCAACGGAGACACAATGCCCTATCTCGACCCCTCCGAATACGAATCCTACGGCCTCACCGCCGACACCACCGGCGACATCGTCCAGCTGGCCTCCGCGCTGCTCGACGCGCACTGCCGCCGCGCAACCCTGCTCGTCCAGCCGTACACCGAGCGCATGCGCCTCACCGCCGGCTCGCAGTCCGGGCGCCTCAGCTATCTGCCGCTCGCCTCTGGCGCGCTCACCAGCGTGCGCGTCCGCTACGGTCGTCCGCGCCGCGGTGAGATGCAACCAACCATCCTCACCCAGGCCGCCTGGGCCTTCAGCATCCCAGGAAGCTGGTCCACGCTCGACATCTCCAACATCGACGTGACTCTTGCAACCGGAGACGTTACATTTTCCGCAAACTTCCTTGGCGTGCCGTACAACGAGGTCGAAATCACCTACAACGCCGGCTTCACTGTCATCCCGCCGGTCATCAAGACCGCCTGCGCGCAGATCGTCCGCAACGCCCAGGCCACGCCCGCGCTCAACGTCAAAGGCAGCCGCGTCGACACGCTGCAGATGCAGTACTTCTCCAGCTCGCTCATCGACGCCAACGTGCAGAAGATGCTCGCACCCTGGGTCGCGCAAAGGATGGGCTAGGCCATGGACGCACTCCGCTCTACCAACAGCGCGGCCCGCACCGCCGACACGCTCCTCCGCGCCATCGGAGGCCGCACCGTCATCCTGCGGCTGCCCGCGCCCGCCGCGCCGCTCGTCAGCGAGCAGTTGGGCCTAGCCACGCCCTACTTCCAGGATGTGCCACTCGCGCCCGTCGTTTTTCGCAAAGCACGCGCCCAGTCTGTAGCAGGCAAGCCCGTACCGCCGGAGCTGCTCGTCTCGGCCACCATCGTCGAGCGCACTGTCGGGTCGCTCGAATACGCCTCGGCCAGCGTGCTCTTCGCAACCGCACTCGGCATCGTCATCGACGACGAGCTCTTCACCATCGAGAACGCCGCCACCGAGCAGGCCTTCGGCAACGCCTATCTGTACCGCCTCACCCTGCGCGCACCACTCGCCCAAATCGTCTAGCCCACCCTCACCGGAGCCTCAATGCAGAACGCAAAAGACACCTTTTACCTCATGCTGCAGCAGCGGCTTACCGCGCTCAACCCCGCGCGCACCACCGTCATCCGCGGTCAGCGCCGCGCGGGCACGCTCGTCGACGAAAACGAGATGCCCACCGCGCAGGTCCCGCTGGACAGCTTCCGTCTCGCGTGGACCGCGTTCACCATCGACCGCACCGGCGCGCTGCCGCTCGCAACCATGCAGTGCGACATCGTCTTCGCGACGGATGGGACGCACTCTGCAGCCGGCATGGACCGCGGCCGTCTGATGGCTGCAATGGACGCCGAGCTCGCCACCGCGCTCGCGCAGGCGCCGCAGTCCACGCCGAAGCTCGACTGCAGCGCCACCGACTCCGGCTCCGCTCCCGCGCTCATGCAGACCAGCATCTTCTGGGCCGTGCCCGCCTTCAGCGCCATCAAGGTCACAGGCGAGCGCCTCGAGCGCACCGCAACCGTAGACGTCTTCGCCTATCAGGAAGCAGGTGAGCTATGACCGCCTCCACATCCCCCACCACAAACCGCGTCCGCGCCTACTTCGCACCCGTAGACCGCACGGCCGCCGCGCCCACGCTCTTCGATCCAGCCCAGCTCGGCAGCTTCCCGCTCGACACGCCACCCGGTCCCTGGATCGACCTCGGCTTCATCTCCACATTTGTGCGCAAATCCGGCACAAAATATCAGCCGTTGCTCGCCGGTGCTCCAGCCGTAGCTGTATCCCAGGCCCGCACCGAAGTGGACGCCACCGTCTCCTTCGAGTTCGACGCCTGGGGCAAGCTCCAGGCCGCACTCGCCTCCGGCTCGCAGCAGACCAACCTGCTCGCCACCACGCCAAACGCCCCGCCGAACGGCAGCGGCGGCACCGCCGCACCACCGGTGGCAATCCTCAGCACCGGCACCACCGCATCAGCCCTGAGCGTCGGCGCCACCGCCGCCGCACAGTTCACTCCCGGCACCCTCATCGCAGTTGACACCGACTACACCGGCCAGACCGGCTACATCGGTGCAGGCGTCAGCGCCGCTTACGTCCGCTCCGCAGCATCCGTGGGCTCGGACATCAACTACATCCGCCGCTGCACGCTCAACGTCGCCGTAGTCGCATCCATCGCCGACGGCACCCTGCAACTCGCCGCACCCTTACCGGCAGGCGCACCATTAGCCGAAATGCAGATAAGCCGCGTCATCGGCTTCTGCGACCGCGAGGGCGCGAGCTTCTTTCAGGAATTCTCCGCACTCTTCGTCTTCGACGGCACACAGGGCGACCGGATGCTGTTCCACTACCCGCGGCTGCAGCCCATGCAGGCCTCATCCGAACACGCCGAAGCGTTGTCGGGACCTCTGGCTCGCATCCGCCTCGCCGCCGCCTTCCGCGCGCTGCCCGTCCGCGACGCAAACGATGGCGAAACAGTCGTTGCCTTCCGCAGCTACATCCCCGCACTCATGCGGACTGTCTAACCATACTTCCCGCACGTCAGGAGCTTTTATGCGCTTCAAGTCCTTCACCTGGATCTTCATCCCATTCCTGCTGGCCGCACTGCGCGCCACCGGTGTCGCGCAAATCGCCACCACGCAGATCGTCGACACCATCTACCACGCCGACGGCACCGCCGCCACTGGCACCGCGCTCATCGCCTGGCCCGCCTTCACCACCACCAACGGCGACCAGGTGCCTGCGGGCAACACATCAGCCGTCATCGCCACCGGCGGCGCGCTCAACGTGCAGCTCATTCCGAACTCCGGCGGCATCCCCATCGGCACCTACTACACCGTCACCTATCACCTGGACGACAACTCCATCACCCGCCAGTACTGGGTGGTCCCGCAAAGCTCCACGCCCGTCCGCATCGCCTCCATCGAGAGCGCGGTGATGCCAGCGTCGGTAGCAATCCAGGCCGCAACCAAGAGCTACGTAGACACCTCCATCGCTGCTGCACTCTCCGGGCACCCCCTCGACTCCACCCCGCTCGTCCTCAAAGCCGGCGACACCATGACCGGTCCGCTCATTCTGCCCGCCGATCCCGTCTCGTCCCTGCAGGCCTCCACCAAGCACTACGTGGATTCCGCCATCGCCGCCAGTGCAGCCACATCCGGCAGCATCACCGGGCAGACGCCCAACTATCTCCCGCTCGCAACCTCCGGCACCGCCAGCAACACCAGTTCGCACTTCTTCGAGTCGAACAGCCAGGGCGGCGTTCAGAATCCCTTCGGCATGTTCACCAACGCGAGCCAGTGCAACTACGCGGGCTCCAACTTCACATCCTGCAACGTTGTTCGCATTCACGACGACGGAAGCTCGCCCGACAACTCACGCCCGGGCAGTCTGGTCGGCTGGGCCTTCCTGCGCAATGCCTGGGGCGGAGGCCACGCCGGACAAGGCGGATTCGAGAGCCGCGTCTCCATCGGCAGCAACGATCAGGATGGATACTCCGCGCTCGCGACCGCGGGCATCAAGCAGCTCGATGCTTCCGGTACGTCTTTCTTCGGCATCGGCGATGCCGCCGGAATCTATCACCAGAATTACTGCTGGGCGGGCGTGGCCTACGGCTCGGACCAGGGCTGCCAGAACTTCCTCTGGCTCACCAATACCAAAGGCCACTTTCACGGAACGGTACGCACCGGCGGCACCAACACCCAGCCGCTCTTCACCTTCAACGGCGGTTGCGATTCCACGCTCAGCTACGCCTGCCCGCCGTCTCCAGGCGCATGGATGATCGATACCTCCGCCGTCTATGCCGCGGGCAAGGGGACCGCTGCGCAGTCGGTCGGTTCGGCATTCGGCATCCTGTCGCAGTTCCCCACGGACCAGACCAACATCCCCGCTGTCTCCGTCTACGGTACAGCGCTCAACGTCAATCTCGCGCCCGCCGCAAGCGGCTGGGACAGCCCGGCTCCAACCAGCATCACCATCGGCGCGAACGGCGGAACCGGCGTCGGCTCCTTTGCTGTCGGAGACCACGCCTGCATCATGGGCATCGACATTACCGGCCAGGGCTTCGTCGAGCAGAACATCATCTCTGCCGCATCCGGCTCCGCGGGCTCGCAGACCATCACGCTGCCGCTCTCGCAGCCTCAGAAGTCCGTCGCCGTATTCAAGGGCGACTGCATGTATCTCTCGTTCGACGCCGACAACGCCAAGGGGATCCGCTACGCGCTGCCTGCCGTGTCCGTCGATGGCTCGCACATCCTCTACACCTACCCCGCCTACGGCAGCAGCTTTGGCGGAGTCCTTCCCGCTGCGGGTGCAACCTTCGCGGTGTTCGACGGCGGCCCCAACTCCGGCTGGCACCTGTATGCCGGTGCGCGCGTCCTCAAGGTCGGCACCACAAATCCCGACTATCACCCCTTCGACGCGCAATTCCTCGAGACGTGGCTCGAACCCAACTCCGCCTTCAACGTCGGCGATTCGGTCGAGGGCACAAACTTCCACGCGCAAAAAGTCGACGGCCTGGAGCTTCACGCCGGAATGGACACCGCGTCCATGCCTGGCAATCCGCTCACCGGCCTCAATCTGCACCTGCAGGGCTACGGCGTCTCGGGTGCTTCCACCATGTTCCGCACCTACAACGACCAGCAGACGTTCGACTCTACCACCTACACCGCATTTGGCGGACGCCTCAGCGAGCCGCAGTTCATCAGCCAGGCCGGCCCATTCGACAGCATCCTGAATGCGGACTACACCCCGCTCAGCAATGCGTTCTACTTCAATAACCACCAGCCCGGACAGGCCAGCTACAACATCTGGCGGGACCCCTCGTGGGGCACATGGTCCATTGACGCATCAGGCTTTCACAGCTCGGTGGATATCTTCGGCGGCTCCTATCGAGCGGCGGGTCTCGTTTCAGCTTCGCTCGGCCTCATATCCGGACAGGGCGACGGCGCGGCGAACCATGCAGGTCTCGAGTTTCCATTCCCCGCGGGCTACGATCGCACCTCCACGTGGCTGACGCCGTGCAGTGAAAAACCGTTGAACGGTGAACCAACCACTCTGTGCGTTACCAGCCAGGGCGCAAGCCGTTCCGGCTACACCGTCACCGCGGACCGCGACCTCGCCGTCAACAACCTGACCGTGAACGGTGCAATGCCGGGCCTCAATATCAATAACAGCTATACCGACACCGGCTTCGCCGCCCCGATGTCACTCTTCGCCCCCGGCACTGGCCTGGGCTCGCATGTCGGATTCTTTATTGGGCAGGGCTACTCCGACAGCAACAGTTGCTACTTCTCCTTCCTGTACAACTCGTCCGGCAGCTCAACCAATGGCATCAGCGCGGGCTGCTTCAATCACGACGATCTGTTCACCGTAGACATGACCGGCCACGCGAAAATCAACGGCGGCAACGGCACGCTCGATGCGGGCACCTTGTCCGCACAGATCTACAAAGGGCCGGCAACCGCTCCCAGCGGCGCATGCAGCACGGTCGGCTGGGCCTTCTCGCAGGACGGTCACATCAGCTACTGCAACGGTACCGCCTGGACCCAAAAGATGTAGCGCAGGCGCTGGAGACGTACAAAGCCCGGGTGCCCCATCCTTCGCAGCCTCATCGCGAAGGGTGGGACGTAAAACGCCGGGTCTGGCCGAACGCCACAACTGTGAGGAACCATTGAAATCCGTAGAACAACTCGTCGAAATCGGTCGCACCTTCGACCAGGACGCCAACTCCATCCGCCTCGCCCGCGAGCTGCTGCGCATTCGTGACCGCAACGGTTACGAATCGCCGCTCATCGCCAACGCCGCACAAGCCGCCTTCGAGAAAACGCGCGGCAGGCACAACATCGTCCTGAAAGCCCGCCAGATGGGCATGACCACCTGGATCGCCGGGCGCTTCTTCCTGAAGACCATTACCGCACGCGGCGTGCTCACCGTGCAGGTGGCGCACACCCGCGAGGCGGCTGAGTCCATCTTCCGCATGGTGCAGCGCTTCTACGACTGCCTGCCCGAGGACGTGCGCAAAGGCCCGCTGAAGCGCAGCCGGGCTAATGTGCGGCAGATGGTTTTTCCTGAGCTGGACAGCGAGTTCCGCGTGCTCTCCGCGGCCGACGAGAACTCAGGCCGCGGCCTCACCGTGCAGAACATGCACCTCAGCGAGCTCTCGCGCTGGCCGGGCGATGCGGCCGCCACTCTCGCCGGCCTGCGCGCCGCGCTCACGCCCACCGGCGAGCTCATCATGGAGTCCACGCCCAACGGCGCCAGCGGCGCATTCTACGAGCAGTGGCAGCAGGCGCCCGCCAAGGGCACCGTCCGCCACTTCTTCCCCTGGTGGCTGGAGCCGGCATATGTATCTAATCCGGTCACAGACTTAACCGAAGACGAGTCGGAGCTGATGCACCAGCACAACCTCAGCGCCGAGCAGATCGGCTATCGCCGCACGCTGGACAACGGCTACCGCAACCTGCGCGCGCAGGAGTTCGCCGAAGACCCCGATAGCTGCTTCCTCACCAGCGGCGAGTGCTGCTTCGACGCGGACACGCTCCAGCGCCGCCTCAAAGAGGCCGGCGAGCCCGCGCAGACACGGCTCTCCGGCGCGCTGCGCATCTGGTTCCCGCCCATGCCCGACACCGAGTACATCGTCGCGGTCGACCCCGCGGGTGGCGGCCCGGACGGCGACTTCGCGGCAATCCAGGTCATCGACATCCGCACCGGCGTGCAGTGCGCCGAGCTCCAGCAGCGCCTCGCCCCGCTCGAGCTGGCCGAGCGCGCCGCAGAGCTCGGCCGCGAGTATCGCTCCGGCATCCACCCCGCGCTGCTCGCAATCGAGCGCAACAATCACGGCCACGGCGTCATCGCGCACCTCCGCGAGGCCCGCTACCCGCAGCTCTACGAGCAGCACAACCAGGTCGGCTGGGTCACCAACGCCGCCACCAAGCCGGAGATGATCGCCACCCTCGGCTCGCTGCTCGTCACCAAACCCGACCTCTTCCGCAGCCGCGCGCTGCTCGAAGAGTGCCGCACCTTCGTCACCCGGCCCGGCGGCGGCGCCGGCGCAGCCTCCGGCGCCCACGACGACCTCGTCATGTCGATGGCCCTGGCCCACTCCGTCCGCACGGAGCTGAAGCGCGACCGCCCGGGCCTTTGATACGCCAGCGCCCGGGCAATCGGCCGTCGGCGTAGTCACCGCCCAGTCGCCTCTGCGCGCTGAAGGCGCGCCATATACCAGCCCAGGGCGGACGGGGTCCCCGGCCAGCTTGCTGGCTGGGGCAGGAAGCCCTGGGTGTCGGACGCACTCCGCGGGCCGAGGGCTGAAGGCCCGACATATAGAACCTCGCGGGAGCCACCACTCGCCCGCGCACGAACCCACTAATATCAACAAAGGAGAAACTTCTTTGCCGGTCGTAGCAGTGCAGTCCATCCGCCGGATGCGGGGCGGCGCGCAGAGCCAGCTCATGCTGGGCGCAGACAAGCGGTTGTGGGTGGTGAAGTTCCAGAACAACCCGCAGCACCTTCGCGTGCTCGCCAACGAGCTCATTGCAAGCCGCCTCGCCGAAGCGGTCGGCCTGACCGTCCCCGTCACCGACGTCGTCGAAGTCTCCGACTGGCTCATCGCCAACACGCCCGGCATGGTCGTCGAGCTGCCGCGCGGCGCGACGGAGCCCTACAGCGCCGGCCTGCAATTCGGCAGCGCGTTCATCGGCGGCCTCATGCCCGGCCAGGTGGTCGACTATCTGCCCGAGCCGCAGCTCGAAGAGGTCCGCAACGTACGCGAGTTCGCCGGCATGCTCGCGCTCGACAAGTGGACCGGCAACGCCAACGGACGACAAGCCGTCTTCGACCGCACGCCGCGCAACCCGCGTTACCGCGCCACGTTCATCGACCAGGGCTTCTGCTTCCACGCCGGCGACTGGACCTTCAGCGATAGCCCGCTGCGCGGCGTGTACCTGCGCAACGCCGTCTACGCAGGCGTCACCGGCTGGCCCAGCTTCGAGCCCTGGCTCAGCCGCATCGAAGACATGAAACCGCAGACCGCATACCGCATCGCCGAACTCGTCCCGCCCGAGTGGTATGCAGGCGACACGCCCGCGCTCGAGCAGCTCATGGAAAAGCTGCTGGCCCGCCGCAGCCGCATCCGCGAGCTCATCGCCGCCTTCCGCGACTCCGGCCGCAACCCGTTCCCGCTTTGGGACAAGAATGCCGCCATCGCCGTACCGCAGCAGTTCAACGCTGCGCCACCACCCAAGTTCGTCATGTAGAAAGGGAGTTGCAGCCACTAGCTACTAGCTCTTAGCTTCTAGCTAAAGGCTAAGAGCTAGTGGCTAGTAGCTGAACCGGAGGTTCCACTGCCCACCCGCATTCCATGTGAGTTCTCCCTCATCCGCTACGTCCCCGACGTGGTGAAGGGCGAGTTCACGAACATCGGGGTAGTGCTTCGCGCGTCCACCGCAGACACCCGCAGCAATGTGATCGTCCGCTTCACGCGCGACTGGACCCGCGTCCGCTGCATGGATGCAGGCGCCGACCTTGGCTTGCTCGAATCGCTCGAAGGCGAGATCGCCGCGCGCCTTGCCGATCCGGCCTCGCTCTCGAAGCCGATCCTGCAGGTACTCGAGGACAGCTTCTCCAACTCGCTGCAGATCTCCGAACCACGCGCCACGCTCGCCGAGAGCGTCGCCGCGGAGCTCGACCTGCTGATGCAGCTCTACGTCGAGCCCATCAAGGTGAAGCGCGAGAGCCGCCGGACCGGCCGCGCCGCGATCGCCGCCCGCATGCGCACGGAGTTCGAACGCGCCGGCGTCTGGCCGCTGATGCGCAAGCGCATCGCCGCCGCAACCTACACCATGCCCGGCGATCCGATGAAGCTCGACTGCGGCTACAGGCCGAATGGAGTGATTCGGATCTTCCAGGCGGTCTCGCTTGAGGGGGACACGGAAGTCGCGAAGGTGCTCGCGTGGTCCGCGCCGCGCCTGCGCGAAGGCATCCGCCGCGTTGAGTCCGCCGATCTCGACTTGGCAGCCGTAGTCGAGCCACTGCGCACCGTAGCGGGAGAGCCGACGCAGCCTGCAAGCGAAGACGCCGAGCGCTACCAGTTCGGTGTCAGCACCATGGAGGCCCAGCAGATCCGCGTCCTCACCACTGCAGACCTGGCCCGCGCCGCCGAAACTGCCCGCCGCGAGCTGCGGCTCTGATGCAGCTTCATGCAGCTTCTAGCTTCTAGCCATTAGCTTTTAGCTCTTTGCGACCAGCGCCGTAGGACCGTACATGACCAGCTTCAATTCAGTACCAAGCACTCAGCTAAGAGCTAGAAGCTAAAAGCTAGCAGCTAGAATCCAGCAGCTAAACCACCGCACCACAGGCACAGCTAACCACTGTGCCTTTTCCTTTTGCACCTAAACCGAAAGGGGCACCCTAATTGAACCTCCGCACGCAAATCACCAACGCCTTGCACCGCCTCACACGCATCGACGCCGGAAGCAATAACGCCGACGCCACCAAAGCCGCCCGCAAGACCACCGCGCTCCCCGCCATCCTCTCGCCGTACCCCGGCCTGCGAGCGGGCCAGAACTCAACGCCCAAGCCGACGCCCGCGAACCTGCGCAAGTTTGCCGAGACCCCGGTCGCCCGCCGCGCCATCAACCTCGTCAAGGACAAGATCGCCTGCATGGACTGGTCCGTCCGCCTGCGCCGCGGCTACACCTCCGCCGACGTCGCCGACGCGCCCGCCCGCATCCACGCCCTGCGCTGCGCACTCGCCGAGCCCAACGCATCCGACTCCTTCCGCACCCTCTTCGAGCAGGTGCTCGAAGACCTCCTGGTCGGCGGCATGGGCGCCGTCGAGATGGAGTCTACCGGCGACGACGCGCAGCCCTTCCGCCTCTACCCGGTCGACGGCGCCACCATCGAGATCGATCTCAACTGGAACGGCGACCCCACGCAGCCGCGCTACGCGCAAGCCTCAGGCGCTCTCGGCTCGCGCAAACTCACGCCGCTGCGCGATGACGAGCTGATGTATCTGCGCCTGAACCCGCGGACGCACACACCATTCGGGCTCGGCCGCCTCGAGGTCGCTTTCGAGACCATCAACCAGTTCCTCGCCGCCAACAAGTACGCCGGCCGCCTCGCGTCGAACTCCGTCGTGCAGTATGCGCTGTGGCTCAACGAGGCCACGCCCGAGCAGCACGACCGCCTCATCCGCTGGTGGCAGGACGAGATCGAAGGCACCGGCCGCGTGCCCATCCTCAGCTGCGAGCAGAAGCCAGAGGTCCTGCGCTTCGCCGGCGGCACCGACGCCGACCTCCGCCTCGCGTGGCAGGAGTTCCTCCTCCGCATCATCGCCAACGCCTTCGACCTGCCGCCCATGCTGCTCGGCCTGCAGGCGGACGTCAACCGCTCCACCGCGGGCGAACTCGCGGACGAGGCCTTCCGTTCGGCCATCGTCCCGGTTGCGCGCCTGCTCGCCGAACACATCAGCCGCGACCTCTTCGCCAAACGCCTCGGCTGGCGCGAGTTCGAGTTCGTCTTCAACGACCTCGAGTCCCGCGACGAGATGCAGGAGCTGCAGATCCAGACCGAGCTGCTCAAAGCCGGAGTCCTCACCATCGACGAAGTCCGCGAAATGCGCGGCCTGCCGAAGTTAGTTGCCGGTGTCCGGTGACCGGTTGTTAGTTGTTGCAACCTGTCACTCACAACCTGTCACCTGCAACTTTTTTAGGAGAACAAATGCAAATCACCATCGACAATCTCGACGGCAAGGGCCCGCGCGACTACTCCGCTGCCGTCTCCGCCGACGGCCCATTGAAGATCGAACGCGTCCTCAACCAGCCCTCACGGTGCACCGGCGAGCTGCTCTTCGGCGGCTGCTTCATGCCCGGCGCGGACCCCGGCCTCACCCTTCCCGCTCGCCAGGCCCGCATCATCGTCTCGTCCGGCTTCGGCACCATTCTCTTCACCGGCTACATCGTCACCGAGCCCGAACAGGTCTACTCAGGCTTCGGCATCGCCGGCCCCATCTACCGCGCCGCCTTCACGGCCTTCAGTGACGAGTGGCTGCTCGACAAGCAGGCCACCACCCTCACAGCGGATGGCTTCGCCACCGACGCCAGCACGCTGCTCGGCGCACTGGCCGAGCGAACCGCCGCAGGCGTCCTCTCCACCAGCGAGGCCACGATCAACCCCGTCGGCGTCTTCACACCCGGCGCTGACGCCTCCTTCTCCACCACCGCCGCGGGCATCGCATCCGCCTCCTACACCGCGTACCGGGCCGTAAGCGGTGCGCTCACACTCGCACCCGTCGGATCGACCACGCACAGTATCAACCTCGACGATCCCGCCATCGGCGAAGCCGTGCAGCCCGCCTCGCTCCGCACCGCCAATGCTCGCGAGCTGGTCAATGACGTCACCCTCACCGGCGAACTCGAGCCCTCCGCTTACGTCACCGAGCTCTTCACCGGCGACGGCACCACAGCCGCCTTCACCCTCGAGCACCAGCCCTTCCGACCCTCCAACTCCACGCTGCTCACCGACACCTTCAACGCCGCCACCCTCAACCCGCAGCGCTGGCTGCTCACCGACTCGGGCTCGCACATCGCCCTGGGCAGCGGCGGCCTCGCGCTCACCGGCGGCGCCGGTTCCGACGGACAGACCACGCTCGCCGCGCAGAACCAGATCGAGCTCGGCGGCACACTCATCCTGGAGGCCGATTCCGTCCAGCTCACCGCACCCTCCGACGGCGTCCTCACCGGCCTCTACTCCGGCGCCATCCAGCGCCCGGACTGCATCGCCGGATGGAACGTCACCCAATCCGGCGGCAACACCGTCCTGCAGCCGCTCGTCAGCGGAATACCGGCCGGAAGTAGTTACGTACTCCTCTCCGGGCACGTCTATACGCTCCAACTTCGGTTACATTCTCCAGAGCCCAACCGTCAGCGCCAGACCTACTACGCCCGCGCCGACGGCGTCCTTCAGTCCTTCGGCGGCGGCCTGGTGGATTCACCCGTCTCCGTCGTATTCGAACTCACAGACCTCGGCAACGCCTCCAACACACCCGCCACTGTGCTCTACGAAGGCACTCTCGCCACCACGCCCGCAGCCTGCACGTACGCGGCAGTCAACAGCCTCGCCCTCACCGGCTCCATCGGCGCGGTCAGCATCAGTCAATCCGGCTCGGCCTGGGTGACGACCACCACTTCCGCCGGCGTCACCACCACGCGCCTCTCGGGTCTGCCCGGCACCGGCGCGGACTTCCAGCTTTCGAGCACCGGCGTCCTCACCTTCTTCGCCGGCCGGATTCCGGCAGCGGGCGACACCATCACGGTCCGCTACCGCACCCGGCAGCGCTCGGTCGCGCGGCTCAACAATCCCGCATCGGTCGTCGCCGAAGCCGCATCCGGCGCGCCCGGCACTTCGCGCTGGCTGGGCAAGGTCGTCCACCCGCCCGCGCGCAGCTCGCAGGACTGCGAAGCCGCCGCACAGGCCGTCCTCGCCCTCGCCACCAGCCGGGTCGCGGCACTCTCCGGCGGCTACACCGCCATCAACCCGGCCGCCGACATCTGGCCGGGCGACGTACTGGCCATCACGACCAACGGGGACACGCTCAACGTGGTCGCCCGCAGCGTCACCCTCGTCGACGGCCACGCCGCGCCCGAGTGGATCACCTACCGCATCGCGTTCGCCAACGACTGGGCGGAGTCGCTCGGCATCACCCTCTCTGAAGCCGTCGCGCCCGACGCCGAGCTGCCCGAAACCGCACTCGCCGCCCCCGCGACGACGCTCGCAAACCTCACCAGCCTCGCTGTCGTAAGCACCACAACGACTGCAATCCAGGTGGACGCCAGCATAGACCCGCCCACCGGCGGCGGCTTCGAAGTTCGCAGATCCGATGCGAACTTCAGTGCGAAGCCCGGCGCCGACCTCGTCCTCCGCTCCCCCGTCCGCGCTTTCACCATCCCACGCGCGACCTTCCGCGAGACCTTCTACATCCGCATGGTCGACGCGTCCACGCCGCCCGTCTACTCGCGCCTGTCCGCCGCCATCATCACGAACCTCGCTATTAGCTCCTAG